GCTAAAATTATTGGCTACGAATTTCTTCTTACCCATACATCTCTTCGCAGTAGCCATTTAGATCCAGGTTGTCCTGATAGTACCATTGCACACGGTCGCTTCCCCACCAGCCAGTTACCTGTTCCCTGAACGTGTCTACCCAGATAGTAGGGCCGCCTCCTGCCACGAGGATCTCGGCACCCAGGAAGCTCTTGTCACGGTCAACCAGATACCTGATGTCGTACGTATTCTCCATCCATGCGCTCGCAGTCTTGCTATCTTTGCCTTCAGGATTGCCTGCAGTGATCTCGTCCGCAATGTCCCGGACCATTCTACGAAGCTGCTGTTCGCATGTCTCTCCTTTCCTGTTCTTGGATCTCTTGAGCGGCGTGCCGCTCTCTTCAAATTTTACTTCCATATTATTCCTTTCTATCTACTGTTATATCACCAGATTGTGGCAGGCTTGTGGCTTGACGCTTGCCGCTTGCAGCTCGCTGCTTCTTTTTTCTTTTTAGCCAGTAGCCGGCGTCCAGTCGCAATGTCTTCTGGGCTGCCAGCTCTTTAAATGTTAATGTTGTCCATTTCATAATTATTCCTTTCTGATTGGCCAAGAAGCCAGCCGCGTTATTTAACGGAGCCTGCTCCAGCTAACTTGACCCCAGATCACCGGTGCGCACTCTCTTAACCCGAAGGCTGATTGTTCTTGTCGGTGATCAGGGCTCAAGGGCGCAGGTGTGCGTAGGCGGGGATCTTCCTTGTATGCATGCCTGCATACAATCCCTGTCATCAAGACTCGCGACCTATGCTATAGAGTTTATTTCCTCACTCCAAGCGCCTCTGGACCCGAAAGGACTACAGCACGCTGGGAGATGAACACCCATTTGGCTGTATTCCTAACACCATATAAACACTTGACAAACTTTTGTCAATAGGATATTCATATATTTTATTAACTATAACAGAAAGGACATAATGTCAAAAGTACGTATGAATACCGAGTACAGAAACAAGTTATTCAATAGAATAAAAGATGTTTTTGAAAAGGAAGAAACGCAAGAACGTCAAAGTTTTTTAGAGGCAAGAGAAAACTTTGAGAACAAGCAGACGACAGCTTTCGAACTTGCAAGACAAGTTGTAGAGAGGTCTTACCCAATGGAAGATGTAAATACTCTACGACAATTCAAGAAGAAGTATGGCGACCCATGTGATGTAGTTGCAAAAGACAAGTGCTTCTACTTTGCTCACAATGAAGATGTTGATGAAGATGGCGACCAAAAAGAAACTAAATCACATTTTGATTTTGGTTTGTTTGGCAATCTTAATGGTAGTGAGTATGGCGATAGTGATGATAAAGACCACTTTGCTCACGCATATTATCGTGAGGAACTTAAAGCTAGTGGCTTGAACGCAGATATAATTGCTCAACAAAGTGGCAAGGACAGCAACCCACACAAAACGAAACACATAGACGCTAACAATAAGTTTCTAGGTAAAGGTCGTTATAGTGATAATACTGGCATGACAGCAAAATTTGATGAACAATTTTTGCTTAGCGTTATCGGTACTAGTCATTGTCGTTCAAGAGCAATCGCTTGTACCAAAGACGAGTATCAACAATTTGAACAATGGCGTATGGCTAAAGCCAATGTTGTTTCCACACACCAAACTTGGATTGATAGTATCAGCAAACAAACTGACCAATTAAAAATCGGTTTGAAAGCGTACAGATATTTAAGCGAGGGGATTGAGTTAGCAAAAGAACTTGGAATAGAATTAGACGAGGCAGAATTAGTTAGAACTAACTCCACTGGCTTGACAATCTATAACCCAACGAACTTGGCAAACTTAATCAAAGGTATGAAGAACAAGACGCAGACTAGAGAACAAAAGATTGCGTTGCGTAAAGCATACGAAGCAAGTCTAAATTAAGACTTGACAATAAAGGGGATATCCTATATTATCCCCTTTATAAACAGAAAGGACATAATGAAAGCAAATACAGAAATAAATATACCACAGAACTTTTACATAACTTATTATGCAAACAAGCATGAAAAGTTTATAACGAGGAAAGGTACGTGGACTAAACCAAACTCAGATACGCAAGGAAAGTATTTTGTATCTAAAGACGGCAAGCCATGTTTCGTCTATTATGATTTAGACGCAGACGGTTGGCGTATGGCAACTTGGGCAATGACAATTAAGGAGAGAGCATGAGTGAAACTATTGCAAGATTGTTAATGGTCTTAGTTGGATTTGTTGTGGCAATGTTAGGATTAATTTACGCAATCCACACGCAAGACGTATACTTAGGTATATTGATTATGGTTGGTGGTGTTGCGTCAATGTTATTTGGGTTACCGTCATGAGTTATATTTGGTGTCATGGACCCTACTGCCATACTCATCAAACCGTAGATAGGGTACGAGGAACTAAAGGTTCTAAAGTTCTACGAACTAGAAAAATAAAAGTATATGAGAATGGCTACAGTGGTTTCTACAATTATTTTTGCAGTAATCATTGTTACAACGAGTTTGCAAATAAATATGTTGAACAAATCGTAAGGATAGCACCGAGGACCGAGCCGCTCGAAACACCATGCGAGGTCAACACAGAAACAAGAACTGGTTGGGACGGTCGTGAGTATTCATATAAAACCGTTGACAAGCTTAGTAATGTAGGATAGTATAGGACTATGGAAACAAAAACAAATAAAGACTACACAAGAAGAAATCGTTTCACAGGTGAGACGATTGAACTAACAGAAGAGGAGGCGATTAAACATGATCAAATATTTTATCATGAGGCTCTCGCCACTCTTGAGGATAAACAAAAAGGCTACGGTGCATCTAAGCACTGGGATATTATGCGAAAGCATTTAAATTGGTTTCGTAAGAACAATGCCAAAGCATACATGGTATTATTAGATTAGCCACAACTGTGCGCCGCCCTGCGGGCGGCGCGCATAGAGGTACCACGACCATTGCAAATTTCTAAAAAATAAAATACTATAACCCAATATGGACACGCAAGGGGTCCCATAACTATACCCTTTATGCCAAGTTTTATATCTTTATAGTGGTAAAATACTTGCTAGGTTTCAAAATTAATCCTAAAAAATTTTGCAGAAAATTTTTTTGAAATGAAAATAGATTTAGAAAAGATAAAGAGATTACCCCCTGATGTAAGAAAAGAGTTTATGAAGACCTATCTTCAGTTCTCTGAAAAGAAAAAAGAAGCTGGCATAAGAGATGACTTCATGAAGTTTGTCAAACATGTGTGGCCAGACTTTGTTGAAGGATCACATCACAAAATTGTTGCTGAAAAATTTAATCAGATAGCTGAAGGCAAAATTAAAAGACTGATTATAAACATGCCGCCAAGACATACAAAGTCTGAGTTCGCTAGCTACTTGCTGCCCGCTTGGATGGTAGGTAGAAACCCGAAGCTCAAGATCATTCAATCTACTAACACCACAGAACTATCAGTTAGATTCGGGCGTAAAGCAAAACAACTTTTAGATAGTCCTGAGTATCAAAATATTTTTAAGACAAGACTCAAAGAAGATAGCCAGGCCGCAGGTAAATGGGAAACACAACAAGGCGGCGAGTATTACGCAGCGGGCGTCGGGTCAGCAATCACAGGTCGTGGTGCAGATTTACTTATCATCGATGACCCACACACTGAACAAGATGCCATGAACAAAGATGCTATGGAGAGAACTTTTGAATGGTATACGTCAGGTCCTCGTCAACGTCTCCAGCCAGGCGGTGCAATTATTCTTGTTATGACGAGATGGAACACAAAGGATCTTACAGGGAGATTACTTGGCTCGCAGCGAGAAGCCAAAGCTGATCAATGGGAGATTATAGAGTTTCCGGCTATCATGCCATCAGGTGAACCACTATGGCCAGAGTATTGGAAGTTAGAAGAACTAGAAGCAGTCAAAGCATCAACGGGTATACAGAAATGGAATGCTCAGTATATGCAAAACCCAACATCAGAAGAAGGAGCAATTATTAAACGTGAGTGGTGGCAGACTTGGGATCATGATTATATTCCTGCATTGAAGCACGTCATACAATCTTACGATACAGCTTTTGGCAAGAAACAAACAGCTGACTATTCTGCAATTACAACATGGGGTGTATTTTATTTAAACGACGATAGTCCTGCAAGTTTGATATTATTAGATGCCAAGAAAGGCCGATACGACTTTCCAGAGCTTAAACAAGTTGCGATGGAGCAATATAAGTATTGGGATCCTGATACAGTCATTGTAGAAGCCAAAGCTTCAGGTCAACCTTTAACAGATGAGTTAAGGAAGATGGGTATACCTGTTGTCAACTATATACCAAGCAAAGGAAACGACAAGCATACCAGAGTTAATTCGGTTGCACCTTTGTTTGAATCTGGTATGATATACGCTCCTGACCAGGAATTCGCTGAAGAGGTGATTGAGGAATGCGCATCTTTCCCATTCGGTGACCATGATGACCTTGTGGACTCGACCACACAAGCGATCATGAGATTTAGGCAGGGTGGCTTTGTTCTACATCCAGATGATGAGAAGGACGAAGTTATAAACAAAGTTAAAAGGAACTATTACTAATGAGGTTATTAGAATTACTAAAAGCAATGTTCGGCCAAAAGTACCTTAACAATGTCATAGGTACAAAAACTAATATTAGTAAACCCATCAAACTAGATAAGAACAGTCCTTTCAAATTATATTCAGATTCAGCTTTTGATAATCCTGAAGTTTTAAAATTCATAGAAAAGAAACTAGCAGAGTATGGTCCATACGCTTTGTCTAATAAAAATATGTCAGAAGTAAAAAACTTTGAGATGAACGCACAAAGATATTTAAACAAGAAAAAACCAAAAGAAAGCCAGGTTAAAAAAGCAGCCGAGGCTATGTTTGGACCACTTGGAAAATCAGACAAGCCTACACTAAAACCTGAAGCAGAGATTGTTGATCTTAAAACACAAGAAAAAGTTAAACCAGAAGGCATCATAACTTTGAAAAAAGAACTTGGTTTACCTGAAGGTGTTGAACCAAATAGTTTAGCAGACAAAGCTATCAAAGACTCTGCTCAATATAAGATGGATCAACAAGGTGTAAAAACTTTATTAGATGAAAACTACAAACCACCAAAGACAACTACGCTAGAAGAAGATGACATAGCAGAAGGAATAGCTAAGATAAATGATAGAATGGCAAGAGGTTATAGTGCTATGCAAGAAGGAAAACGAAGAGCTGTTATAAGACAGATCTTGTTAAAAGATACACGAATTGATTTACCAGAAGATGTTAAAAACAGTTTAAAAAATTATGATGACTTAAGAGGTGGTGGTGATCAGAACATGGATCCGTTAAAAGTTTTTGAAAGATATTACGAGAGAGACAACGAAGTGTTGGGCACACTAGATGGTATCATCGACACTGCAGAAAATGAATTTAAAGCAGCAGATACATTTTTAGCTAGTGAAAATTTTAAAGTTAAAAAACCTGTCGTTAGAGAATCTTTAGATGACGAAGCAGTTGAGATAGAAGAATCAAAAGTTCTTGATGATCCAGAAGATTTAGCTGAAGGCGGTAGACCAGGTTTTAAAGATGGCACAATCATGAGTCCACAGATGCAAGACTTTATAGAAAACTATGCTGATCAAATGACATTTGAGCAGTATCTACAAATGACAGTTAAAAGAAAAAACAATGCAGGCGGCGGTCTAAATTATTTGATGGGGATGTAGCATGGCCTCAGAACTTCTTAAAAACAAAATATTTATACAAAGACTTAAAGAACCAGATGTTCCTAACGTTAAATTTAATTTAGCTGATACAGGTTTTGAAGAATTAATTACATTACCAGAACCCAAGCCACAAGAACTTTTAGATATTCAAGAAGAAAACTTTGCAACTAAAGGCAGACCTGAAAATCTTATTACGCCTCGTGAAAGTTTAAAACGATTGGCTGAAATAATTCAACAAGCTGACATTGATGATGAGCTAGAATATTTAATGCCAACTCCTGAAGCACAATTAAAATCAGCTAAAGCACTTGGCCGAAAACAAATAGTAAGACACAAAAAAGGTAAGATGACGCAATCTTTACGTCAAGACTTTAATAAACTAAGAACAGATGAAAACTCTATTAAAATAGTTGCTGACTTACTAGGAGAAGATGTTGAGTATATTTTAGATATTATTGACGAAGTAGATAATTTTTCAAGTGAGGCTAAACTAAAAGCCATGATGACTGGTAGTCGAATAAAAGAAAAAGACACTAGAGCAAAATTTGAAAAGATAGAAAAGTGGATAACATCTAATGCTAAAAAATTTGATGACCCAGCTGAATTAAAAAAAGCAGTTAATAAAAGATTTGGTTCTAATAATATTTTAAATCAAACAGCTAAGAAAAAAGGCGTGCCGTTATTCACTCAAGGTTTTACTAATGAGATATTAGGCCTAAAAGGTTTTAGTGGAGACACAAGTAGATTTTCAAACACACTATTAGATAACGTTTACAAAACAACTATATATAATTTTAATCCTAAAGTTAGAAAACAACTTACAAATGAAATTACAAAAGTTTTATCTGGAGGTCCTGCAAAAGTTACACAAGAGGCAAAAACATTAATTAAAAATAATCCTTTATTAAAAAAATTTGGATTTGATCAAGAAATAAACGGACCTATAGCAAAAGTATTATTTAAAGAGATAGGAGAAGATATGTATAAGAATCTTCAAACCTTTAAGCGACCTAGATTTGGAACAGAACGTTTAATAAGATATTTATCTAACGAAGTTGATCCTAAATATAAATCTATGTTTGTAGAGGCTAGTAGAGCTATTAAAGCCTTTCAAGATAATAATAGAATGCAAGCTGATAAATTTTTAAAAAAAGGAACAAAAATTATGTATGACCATAAAATTCCTGTTTCTCTTATTAAGAATGGATATGCTGATCCAATTGAATACATAAAACTTCAACCAACTTCAGAATATTTTAATGTAGATATTAAAAATCAACAATTTGATAAACCTGTAAGTGATCTTGTACGTAAATACGAAAAAGCAACAGGACCTACAAAAGATATTTTGTTTAATCAGATTTTAGAAAAGAGAGATAATTTTAATAAAAAATATGCTAATTATCTAAAAGATGTTTCAATAACAAGAGATAATACAGGAAAAATTAAATTTTCTACGTCTGACAAAACTCCTGTCTTCACAAAAGATACTGACGTTTTAAAAGAATATAAAGGACAAAAGTCTTCTTTTGAAAAAGCAAAAACACCCACAGCTAAAGATAGTAAAAACATAGCAAAATTATTAGCGAGCTTTGGTTTTAAATGTGGATTAGCAGAGGGTACGACGTGTGATAACCCAATGGCATATCTTAAAGATATTAAAAAACAACAAGACATTGCAGCAAAAGGTTCAGGCAACGCCGCTGCAAAAGCAGTAAAAAAAATTAACGCCGGCAAAGCAATTTTAAGAGAGTTTATTGGTCCAGCAGCTTTAGGAGTTGAATTAGCTTTAGCTGTGCCTATAACTTATTTCGGGTATAAAGCAGGGCTACCACCTGCAAGAATTTTTTCTGATGCTACTTACGGAATAATTGGAGACACAGAAAAAGCTAGGCTTAAAAAGATAGCACGTGAAGAAAATATAGATACAAAAGTAATTGATAACATTTTTAATTTTAGAAAAAAATCTGGAGCAATGCAAACACTAGCTATGCAAGAAGACGAGTTTAGAGGACCAGATGATGAGATGCAGTTTCCTCAACAATATGAAAAAGGAAAAGAAGATTTTGAAGAAGCAGTAGAACGATTCATACCTACATCAATTTCTGATAAGAGCCCTGAAGAAGTTTTACAGATGGCTAAAGAGAATTTTAAAAAACAAGAAGGTGAAACACAAAAAGTAGAAGGCATAGCAGCTGAAGATGATGCCGGTCGAAGAGCCGATAGAGAATCAAGGATAAACTATGGTGGTATAGGTGAGTATCTTACGGATGGTATAATACCAGAGGAAGAACCTATTCTTCCTGTGTTTGATTTCCAAGAAGAATCTACAAGAATGGATCTTAGTGAAGGTGGACCAAATGATCCAAGTCGAAGAACGTTCTTAAAATTTATGGCAGGCATTGCATCTTTACCTTTTGTGGGTAAATTTTTTAAAGCAGCAAAAGCACCTAAAGTTGTTAAGCTAGCTAATACAACTACAAAAATGCCAGAATGGTTTCCATCTTTCATAGATAGAGCTTTTGAAAAAGGCATAGCTAAAAAAATTGATGCTGACATTACAGAGGTAGAGATACCAGAATTACCAACCGTCAAAGTTAGAAAATATGATGATGGCAGAATCGAAGTTGAAGGTAAGAATGGATATGGTGAACCTTATGAAATAGATTATACACCTCCTGGCTATGAACTTGTTGATGAGACAACAGGCAAGGCTGTAAAAACACCAGGAGAGTTTCAAGCTAATGATACTGTTTACAGACGAGTTGGACCAGAGGGTGATGACTTTGATGTTGATTTTGAAGTTGTAGATGACGTAGAACAAATATTAGGAGGTGACTCTACAGCCTTAGAGAGTTTTGCTAAAGGAAAAAAAGATAACAAATATACAATAGGTCAAAGAAGACTTGACGAAGCTGACCAACTAGGTGAAAGAGCTGATGAGTTTCAATTAGACGATATAGATATTGACTATGAAGACTAAGTTAACAACCACAATACCACCTAAATCAGGCCCTCAGTCTGAGGGGTTGCTTATTGATTATAATACTGTTAAACCTGTAAGATTGGAGAAAATAAATGGCAGACATAGACAAATCTCTTCCAAACGTAGAGCAAGAGATAAAAGTACCAGCACCTGAAGAATTAGAAGTTGCTCAACAAGACGAGCAAGCAAAACTTGATGAACGAGGTGAACCAGTAGAAGTTACAGAAAATGAAGATGGTTCTGTAGATATTAATTATGACCCATCAATAGGTTCTGTTGAAGGTGGACAAAACCACTACGATAATTTAGCAGAACATTTACCAGATGATGTTTTAGGAAGATTAGGAACAACACTTTATCAAAACTATCAAGATTATAAAAATTCTAGAAAAGATTGGGAGAGAGGTTATAGAGAAGGTTTAGATCTTTTAGGATTTAAATACGACAATAGAACTGAACCATTTCAAGGAGCTTCTGGTGCAACGCACCCTGTGTTAGCTGAAGCTGTTACACAGTTTCAAGCATTAGCTTATAAAGAATTATTGCCTGCAGAAGGCCCAGTAAGAACTCAAATTTTAGGAGTGCCAACTCCAGAAAAAGAACAACAATCTCAAAGAGTAAAAGATTTCATGAACTATCAGATCATGGATAAGATGAAAGACTATGAACCAGATTTTGATTCATTATTATTTCATTTACCACTAGCAGGCTCGGCTTTTAAAAAAGTCTATTATGATGAAGCAACATCAATGGCTTGCTCTAAATTTGTACCCGCAGATGATTTGATTGTTCCGTACTCAGCTACCTCATTAGATGATGCGGAGTCTATCATTCATCGCGTACAAATATCTGAAAACGAATTAAGAAAACAACAAGTAGCCGGTTTCTACAGAGACGTAGAATTAAAACCAGGCCCAGTAAATGAAACTGAAGTAGAAAAAAAAGAACGTGAATTAGAAGGTGCATCAAAAGGTAGAGACGAAGATGTATTTAATTTGTTAGAGTGTCATGTTCATTTAGATCTTGAAGGTTTTGAAGACATGGGACAAGACGGAGAACCAACAGGAATTAAACTTCCTTATGTTGTAACCCTTGAAGAAAATTCTAGAGAAGTTTTATCAATCAAAAGAAATTATGAAATAGGCGATCCATTAAGAAATAAAATAGAATATTTTGTTCATTTTAAATTTTTACCAGGGCTTGGTTTTTATGGTTTTGGTTTAATACATATGATTGGCGGATTATCAAGAACAGCTACGGCTGCATTACGACAACTACTAGACGCAGGAACTTTATCAAATTTACCAGCTGGATTTAAACAAAGAGGTATTAGAATTAGAGATGACGCTCAAAGCATTCAACCAGGAGAATTTAGAGATGTGGATGCAC